TCATCTAAAATTCCAGCATGCTTAATATATATAAATTGGCCCTCGTATTTAATTTTCGAGTATCCATTAAGTATATCTAAATAGGCTCTGGATAATTCCTTATCCTCCCCATTATTCATGGCTTGCCTTAAACCTCTTCCAGAAGCTCTGTCGAGGAATCTTCATCCTCTCCAAGTTCTTCCTCTTCATCAAGCTCTTCCTCTATGTGCTGGTCAATGTCGTCAAGATATTCATCAATATCTTTTGCGTTTTGAACCCCGCTCATATACCATATAGTTACAATAGAACTTATCTTATCTATCGCCTTAATGTAAAGAGGATCTTCGTCTTCTTCCATGATCCTATAAGAATCATATTTTTGATCATAGTTGGCTCCATCAAAGAAAGGCTCGACTTCGAAATCATCGTCCTCCCCTTCAATAAAATGACAAAGATTGACGATATACCACATTATGGTTTTATTTCTCGCTTTAACGTCTGCCGTATGCTCAAAAAGCATGCTTTGAGAAGACTCGTATTCCGTAATCTGTTTTCTTAGTATAGCTAGCTCCCCCATAGACTCCTCAAGTCTTGACTTTTGAGAGTCGGTGAGCTCATCTTCAGTTTTTACAGAGAATCTTTGGACTTGCGTAAGCTTCTGGTAATACTTTGCGTATATTTCTCCGTAATACTCTTGCTGTTCTTTCGTAAATGTTCCGCCCAGGTCACTATATTGCTTGGACAGCATAGCCTTGGTCATTAAACCCTGCTTTATAAACCTATTCAGCTGAATACTGTAAAACATGTCCCCGTCTTCCAGTTGAGTTCGGGTGGGTTTTTTAATTAAAATTCTGTAAGGTTTTTCCTCCGTAACCTCTCTCGTCTCTTTTGTTAGCTTCTTTTGTTTAACCTTGCGCTTCTCAATTACCGCAACGTTTTCCATTTTGCCAGTTTCCTTGTTCTTTCTTCGCCGCTTAACCTCTACGTCTTTTTCTACCTCAACCTCCTTCTCTACCTCAACCTCTTTTTCAGAAGTGGAAGCTACTGTAGCATCGAAGCAATAAAGCATCTTCTTCTCTACCTTCTCTTTATTTGTATTAGTTTTTGTTGAAGCGTCAACTTCAGTATCTTTTGTTTTTTTACTCATAGCTTTTACCTTGTACCTTGTTACTGATTATATCCATTTTCCGAAAAATTTACATCATAATTTTCTAATTCTGAAATAATCTCGCGTATCGCCCCATTTCCAGCATCAAGAATTTTTTTTCTAATGTAATTGCTTTTGCCAGAATCTAGAAATTCGGCCTGATCCAACAAAGCCTTGTATTCGGGCATGGACTCCTTGAGTTTAGAGAATTGTAGCTCTTGGTCTCTTTCTAAGTCTTCTATTAATATCAAGAAAGACTTGTATAAACCAGTTACGTTTCTGCGCACTTGAAAGCGCAATAAATCATTTGCATTTAAACCTTTAGACATAATTTTTTACCTTGTACCTTATATGTATATACACAAAAACCCCCCGATGTGAAACATCGGAGGGTCTTGCGGGGTTTTGCTCGGGGTGAAAGGTTTAAATTACCACTCTTGGTTAGCGGTAGTACCAGTCGAGGTTGGAACAGGATCAGCAACAGCTCCTGTATCGACACTAGAAACGTCGCCGCTGGTGGATCCAAGAAGGAAAATTCCGTCTCCGCTCGATTGGTTTGCTCCCAAAGGAACCGAGAACGTCAAATCAACGCTTTGTTGATCTCCAATTCCGTGACTAAAGTTTTGACTATCAAGAGTTGCGCCTTTGATTACAATTTGATATTCAACTGCGCCATCGCCAAGATTGGTAGAACACTTGTTCTTCATGGTGATAACGGCGTACTTCTTGTCGTCTCCACAAACAATGTCGTAAAGATCTCCAGCTTGGAAATCTGCTACATTAGCGCTGATAGAAAACGATCCAGTAATCGGAAAGTCGATTTCACGAGAGAACGGGAAGAAGCTTCCCACCCTGTTGAGGGGTGTTCTCGACAACGGAAGCTCAACAGAGAAATTCTGAATGTGCATGGATGTCAACTCTCCGCTGCCATCGGTTTCATTCGAAGGAAGGGCTGCTCCACCCATCTTGAGCTTCTTGTCGGCACTGTGCTCTCCAGCAGTTTGTAGAACGTCCGTGAGCTCATCGGGCGAGAAGAATTGAACCGAAACGTCGCCAGCGCGAAGAGCGGTGATTCCAATAAGATCTTCGGTGGAATCGGCACCTGTTCCAAGTCCGCTAGTGGATTTCGGAAGGGCGATAGCGTTAGCGTTTACCTTGAGGCCTGTGCTAGGAACAATAGCAGGATTCTTTACTTGAGTTCCAGTACCCCCAGAAACCGCGTCACCAAACGTGATGTTAGCCGCTTCTACAGAAACGGAAGCGGTAGGATAATCTCCAACTGCGCCTTCGATACTTAAAGAGGTGATAAAGCCGTTGCCAATAGCGACAAGCCCGTCGTCATTGGCATTAGTATCTTCGTGAGCGTCCTGGCCTTCTGGCTTGGTAAGAATATAGTAATTAAACTCATCCTTGTTTTGGCTCGTATCGATAATATCTTTGATTGCTGATTCGAGCGTCGTCTCGGCAGCGGCTTGTCTTGCGTTAGACTTGGTTCCGTTAATCTTAAAACCAAGGTTGCTTTCGTTCAAGCCATTATGTAAATAATAACTGAAATCAAGAGACACTGTAGGCGGCTCGGTGATTTCTCGACCAATAGAAGACAACTGACCGAACTCAGTAATGTCTACGCGAGGAATGTCAACGTTAAAACTGATGTCCTGCACTCTGTGAAGCTCGTCGTTGTTTGTCGCCGTGGAAGTAGTGGTGAGGTCTCCAACGTAAAGTGCCTGTGATTGATATATAATTCTGTTTCTAGCCATGGTATTTTAAATTTAGGTTTATAGTCAAGGTTAATAGTTAATACAGCACAAATCAAAAAATGTGAAATGTTTTTTAATTATTTAGGCATTGCTCCTCGGTGGCGTGGCCAGCGTGCTCCGTATGGGTCACTTGCTGGATTGGCTTTTCGGCCCTAGAGCTCTTGTAACATGATCCATTAATCTTTATGAAATTAGAATCATTTGCACAAACAACCCTTCCGTTCCAAGGCTCTATATTGAGAGCATTGAAGACGCTGTCTATCTTGCAGGCAACTCCAGTTCCGTAAGGCGGATTCGGCATATTGTTGGAGTTAGAGAAGTGCGTTCCCGCAAAAAGCAGCCCAATTAATTTTTTTTGCCCAGAATCATCCATCATTATTGCCGAGCCAGAATCTCCAGCGTACGAGAAAAACTCCCAATTATTGCCCATTTCCGCGTTCCAATTGAATTTTATACAATTCGAAAACTTAGTTTTCAACCCGTCACCGCAGCCTGAGCCAATTGCAACAGTATAATTTGTGCTCACGATTGTCGTAGGATTGGAAACCTCGTCGGACACTCCCGTCACTCCAGTAGTTCTCCCGCTCTTACTCACTCTTGCCCCTATTTTCGCCTCCCCTATAGTAAGAGCGTCCTCAGAGAGTCCCGCTAAATCAACCATTGGTTGTATTGATTCGTTCAACTCTACTATTCCAGCATCAACGGTATTATCTGGAAGCCAGCCGCTTCCCCATTTCGTAGGAATAGATCTTTTTACTTTTCCCAAGACCACTGAGCCCCCAGTCGCATCAGGAATGCTGGGAGTTTGAATTATGTTTTCAATAATTGGCTTAAAGTTTTTGTCCACCTTAAATGCCTCTAGAACATCTTCTCCGTCTAAATAGCAACCAAGAGGAGAATAGAAAGTATCAACATAATCTCCAAGAACATGATTATTTGAAACTCCAACTAGTTTTTTGTCTATCTTGTCTCTAGCTATAAAGCCCAGCGTTCCACTCCATAACCTAAGGGAGTCGCTAGGGCCAATTGATATTCCTCCGTGTGCGTTAATAAAGGGATCTCCAGATTTTTTATAATTATGCCCATCGCACGGCCCAGATGGAACGGAATTTGTCCCGATAGTCTCGCTCCCCGCGCACCCTCCATATCTTGAAATTTCACTTTCCTCTACGATGTCTGTCTTGACGCTGCCACCCAGAACACCTGGAATTAAATCTTTGCCTTCTAAATTTTCTATATTTTCTTTTTTTGTTACGCCTATAACCATGCAGGGCTCCCCAGTATCTACCCCATTCTTTATTTTTGTTCCAGGATAAAAGCTTTGCACATTCTTTAGATCGAATATGCCATCCTTAATGCCAGACCTCTCAATGATTTCTTTCTCTTGGTCTTGATTCATTTTTTAAAAGAAGTTTGTATGTTTTTTGATAGGTTTCCAAGTATTCCAGATAAATAATCTACACTTCTAAACCCAGATGACCTAATCTTTTCATCAGATTGAACTCCACCGCCAGATCTTCCGTGATCTCCAGACTGCTTGTTTAAATATTGCCCCAACCCAGAAATGCCCTCCTCTATACCTTTAGCCCAGCTTCTTCCTGCAGCCCAAGGAAGGGGCGTAGAAGCCTCTATTTCAGCTTTTGTAGGAAGAGATATAATCGCCTCTTGAATCATTTGCTTGCCCCTCGGAGGAAGCATTTTCACATTAAGGGAATTAGACAGTAGGGCCCTAACGATTTCTATTGGGTTATCGGAATCGCTGAAGCCTATATATGTAAAAAGATTGCCGTACCCGCCTAAAGTTCCGCTTATATTACTTGCGCCAGCACCTTCTTTAATTTCCCTGGTTACTGGATGTGCGTCGAATTCCTTCATTAATATCGACTCAACCTCTCTTGCCGCCCTGATCAACTTTGCCTGCACTCTCCTTCTTAGAATGGGAGCAAACTGCACTCCAAGCTCAGCGTCCAATCCTTTTTTATTTATTTTCATTGGATCTTCTTTAAGTAAACAATATGATGCTTAACTACAAACAATCCAGACTTAGACGAGTCTGTATCCAAGTTAAAAAGTTCTCCATCAACCTCCACCTCCTTGGCGTCTTTAATTAATTGAAAGGCGTCTGCCTTGAGCTTTAGCCTTATTGAGCCTACTGGAAACTTTAATGCGGTTTGTTGTCCTGTCGCTGTTTCCTCGAAATCACCTTGTTTTGATATATAGTGAACTCTAGCTTTAGTCTCTATCCTTCTAACTTGCTCGTTTATGCTGCTTGCAGTGCCAAGTTCATTCTTGTCTAGCGCTTGATCATAAAGCCCGTTGTAATTTTGATTCATATTTATTCCGATAAACCTAGAATTAAATATCTTGTACACGAAGATCGTTCGAGCGAAAGTGTCGTGGATATCATCAAAAACCGCATCATATTTTGCTTTATCTGCGGCTGGAATTAAGTCTGCCATAATACTAGCCTCCGTCTTTGGAGATTATTTGTCTTGGTTTGGAAAGGTATAAATTATATCTTTGAACAAGAGAAGCTAGCTCATTTCCCGCGTCCACCGAAAGACTTTGGAAGGATTTTGATTGAGTTGTTTTTTGCGCAGGAGAGGCAACTGTTGCAACCCTTTTAATAACAGAGTCCCCCTCTCTCAATTCGGTCCAATCGGACACTTGCCCAGGGGCTCCCTCACTTTCAGCAGAGGAAGACGAATCCTGAAGAACGGTTCTGGCTTTTTTCTTGTAATAGTCCCTAAGGTAAAGTTGTATTAATATAGAGCTCTCTTCTTTATCTAATGCAGGAGAAACTAATTTGGTTTTTCCTCCGTTTTTCCAGCCTCCTGCGCCAGGGGATATGGTAGTTTCTTCGGTTGCCACGCAAAACTCAGAGTTAATCAGCATATTAAGCGTACCGACGTTCAACTCTAGATAGTCTGCAATTTTTTGCTTTTCTGTTGCGATAAGCTCTGGAGTAGAAATTGCGCCCTCGCTAACTTCATTATCCCAAATATAATCGGCTATCTGGCCGAGATACATTACTTGCCCTTATTTAAGTCTTCTAATCTCTGCCTTGCGTCTTCTCCGAAAACATCTTCCCTATCATACGGAGCCCTATTGACTCCGCCCATAGCCCTTATCTTAAACTCCCTGCGAAGCTTGTTTTTAAGGGTAGCCTTGTTTCCAGAAGGGAAGACCCCGCTCTTTACCGCTAGAGTTCTTAAATCGTTAAGTCCCATCTCCGATAGTTCTCTGTCGAAATCCTCTGCGTTTGCGGTTTTAAATGGATTCAACTCCCTTACTCCCAGAATTTGCTCGAGATCCCTCGCGTCCTGCTTGTCTTTGTCTAATCCATCAGCATAATCTGCCTTACCGTCGATTACATGTTTAAATGAAAGGTCTTTTTTGCTCATGATAAATATAGTTTAAGTTAACACTTTATACACCATATAATACATATGTGACAAAAAAAATCCACTCGAATGAGTGGATTTTTTTGGTTGAAGGTTGAAAATTAAAATCAATACGTCGGAGTGGGCACGGCACTTCCACTTTCGCCCACGGTAGTCGCGCAGCTTCCGTCCCATTCGGTGACGCCTGTTGCTCCGCCACAAAGAACGAATCCTGTAAGAGCGCGATCATCAAGAACCATACGGCCCTCTTCGATTGCTCCATAGTATCCGATCTTGGACTGACGAACGCTATACTGATCGTCAACAAGAAGTTGGAACTCGGAACCGTAATCTGCGTCAACGGCAACTCCGCGAATCAAAGACTCGGAGCCACGATCAATACCAAGAACGATTTCGTCCTTAGCTTCGTCGAAGCGAGAGTTCCGACCTTGGATTGCCCCAAACACGTTGTTGTAACGTTGGCCTACGCCCATCTCATTAAGCTCCGTAATCGAAATTCCGTAGATGTCAGGAACACCAGCGGCGTTATAGAACTCGCTACGCATTTCGTCGGTAGCGGGATAGGCTGTCGCTTCTCCAGTTTTATTGTTTTTATAAACAGGATTAAACGCAAGAGCGCGAAGGCCAGCAACAACCTCAGGAGAACAGATAATATCTGTTACGCCTCTGCTGCGGCTAGTAGGTGTTCCGCCAGCCCACGAAGCGTGAATGCGCTTTGCATGAGCAAGAAGGTTATTGAAGTCAGCGAGACCAAGCTCACCATCAGCGGCGCTAGACAAGATGTGCGACTTGCTGTTGGTCTTAGCCTTGGCAAGAGATCCCATGATCAAGTTGGCGGAGGTGCGCTCCTGTTTAAGGAGAACCTCTTGAGCCAAACGAGTCATGCTCTTGGAAACAACATCGAGCCTCGAACGCTGAGCGTACTTCTTGTCGAACTCAACAGCACTGTCAAGCCTGTAAGTTGTGAACTTCAGCTCGCTTTGCGTGGGCTGAACCGTGTTGGTTGGAAGGCCGCCAGGAACATTTTGACTCCAGATTGTGATGTAATCCTCGTCGGTAACATCGTAATAGAGATCCAAGGGGATCGAAGGATTGTCTTCGTGATCGAAGCTCAAGGATGTGAACAGGCCTGATAAGCCAGGCGCGTTGTTTACAACTTCAGCTAAGATTGGTCCCATGAATTCGGCAACGGCAGCTTGCGCTTCGTATGCGGTTTCGCGATTCTTGGAAGCCATGGCCTTAACTAAGGCTACTTGCTCGTCAGTTCTTTTTAGAGTAATATTCATGGTGCGTATTAGTTTACTATGTTAAATGTTATTGAAAAATTAAACGTCGATTTGTACGAGGCAGATTTTTTGATCTACGTCCATCACGGCAACAATCTCACCGATTGCGGTTTCGTTGACGGTGATGGAGACTAGGCCTCCCTTTGTCGTGGCTGCGTCGAGACCGTGAACGGGTAATCCAGCGGAAGCCGCAGCAATTGACCCATCAACGACCATTGCGATCAATCCGCGCCTCAAACAAGGAACAGCGTCGCCAGGAAGAACGGCCTGAAGCTCGTCCTGCTTGTTGGTGTAATAAAGAAGCTTTTCGTTGTTCTCGTCGTATCCTAGAGTTGAACGAAGGGCAATTCCGACTGCAGCATCAGTTGCGGCAGCTAAGCTGTCTGCTGTAGCCGTAAGCGTAGCGTTCGTGTTACCGAAAAGGCCAACGTGCGAACCATCTGGGCTAACGTTTGCGTAGCCAGACCTTCCTGCATTGTAATTGGCTCCAAGGTAACCCTTGAGCGCGGTTGACCAAGCGGTAGCGGCAGTATCGCCTTTCAAGCCGCCGTCGTTCATTGTAACGGGATCCCAGTCTCCGCCACTTGCTTTCATTGCAACTTCGTTGGAAACGAGAAGTCGGCCTGCGTCCCATGTATGTTCGCCTCCATCGGCGATCATCTTCACACAATTGTCGCCGTGAGCGTCGTTGGTATCTGGTTTAAGCGAGAACATGTTGAGAACTTCATGTTCGCTGTATTGTCTAAAAGGTTTTAATGTAGAAGCCATGGTAATTAGTAGTTAATTGTTACGTTTTCTTTAGAGAAAGTTTTTTTGAATTGATCGCGAAGGCTTTCTTCTTCAGTAGCCGTTTCGCCGTTATTGTTAGTGATGTCAACCTGTTCGGCCTCGACAGTTTCAAGAACTTCTTCTTCTGTCTTGGCTTCTTCGGTTTCTTCAACCTTTGCCGTTTCTTCGGCTTCGGTTGTTTCTGAAGCTTGTGAGACATCAAGACCTTCAAGCTTCTTTTGAAGCTCCTCTTCAAGTCTTGCCTGAAAAGCTGCTTCGTTCTCAGCAATCTTTTCTTTATTCTTGTGCGCCCACATTACGGAAAGCTTTTCCTTGTATCCCTCAAAGGACTCATCGGTTTCGTCAAGATCGGAAACCTCAGAGGCGAGAGCCTTGCGGTCATCTTCAGCGAGATCGTATTCGCTATCGATATTTTCCATTCTCAAGTTAAATCTAGCTTCGTCAGCTTGCGCCTTTTGGGCTGCTTCGACCTCTTTAAGCTTTTCGCTGGTTTCGCTCAATTCTTTCTTGAGTTCTTCCATTTCCGCTTCTTTAGTCTCGGCGTTTTGCGCTGCCTCTGCTTGCTTCTCAAGAATCTCTTGCTTCTCCTGCTCGAATTGTTCGCTTTTTTCCTTGATAGCTTCGCCAACAACTTTGGCAATGTTTGCTACGGATTCTTCGGAATAATTCTTTTCAGGAAGCTTGTTCGCAAGAAGCTCCTTGATGTCTTCGAATAAATTTTGGTTTTGTTCCATAATGATATTTTGTTCGTTGTTGAAAGTTACAGCGGTTTGTTCGGTTTGTGAAATGTTTTTTTGTATTTTTTTATTTTTTCTTAAAAAGCTTGTGTTGTCTATCTCTATTTTACTGTCTTGAATTGGCTGTTCGCTAGTCTCTGCCATCACTTCTTTTTTTTTATCTTCGCCTAGATACACCCCTTTAACATCTGCGGCTGGATTAGCAGTGAAGCCAATGCCCAAAGGAAATATATTCCCTACGACAAGTCGATGAACAAGAGTTCCGTCGTCCATCTCCCCTTGGCCATCATTAGCTTTCAAGTATTTACTTAGCTCTTTTATCTGTTGAGGGTCAGAAACTATTTCGGCTTCCTTTAGGTTTTTGCTGCCAAGGGCGATATAGTAATCATTAAAACCTATTTCCCAACTCGCAGAAACAACTTCAAATAGATCGCTTTGAGGATCTACGCTCTCTTCTATCATGTTTGCAAAGTTAGGATCAACAGTTCTATAAACAACCGCGCCTAGCGATATATTGATCGGATTAATACTCTCTATAGCCTCTTCGGGCGAAACAAAAGAATTATCAAGCCTAGAGGTTAATCCAGCTTTAAGTATATGCCCAACCACTCTAGTTTTATTGTGCTCAATATTAGTTGGCTTGTGGATAAAATTATCTTTTATAGCAACTGCGGTAATAGAGTCAATTCCATCTCCGTTTTTATTGAAGGTGTTTGCGACAGCTGCATTAAATGCAACACCAAGCAGGTCAACGTTTTGCTCTAGGTCTACCTCCGTAGGAACTAAAGGGGCGAGTTTCTTCAAGCTTGCCTTAGATACACTACCTTCCCCACCAACGGTTGAGGCGGAGATCTGAGAATTAAATCCCGTAGTATACTTAAAGTCCATTACGAGTTCTTTTTATCTTGAATCTCTTTTCTTATCTCCTTGCAGAGCTTAGAGATTGTCATTAAGGCTTTTCGCGCTCTTGTCCCTGCAGACTTGTTTCCTTTTTCATTGAAAAGAGAAATGTCTTCTTCGTACTGGGCAAATTCCTTTTTAATTTCTTCATTTAAATTCATAATAAATATATTTTAAGGGTTCAAACACAACTTACACGTATTTCGCGCAAGAAGTAGAAAATAAAATTATTTTTTTTCGCTGTGATATAGTATCGCAGAAGGGTATAAAGCTAGATCGTGTGAGACGGAAATATCATGAACCTCTGGCAATACAGAAAGCTTTTCGATTTTATCAAAATCGCCTATGCAGGACCTCGCGCAATCCTCCCACTTATCCTTATCGCAAGAAAGAATTACATTTTCGCATAAAGCATCAATTAACTTATTATGTTGCTTGTTCAGTCTCTTGATATTATTTTTCGCCTTAACCTCCTTAACAACGAAAGTCCTTAATTTCTCAGAACTATAAACTGTCTCCTTGATATCCGCCTTGCTGTAGGAGGCTGCTTGACGCTGGTTTTCCTGAGGAATGTCGCTTGTCCCGCTAGGCCTGCCAACTTCTTTTGGAACGTCTTTTTGTTGCTGGTTTTCCTTTTTCTTCTCTAGCGCTCGATCTTTCTCTGCGCCAGGAGCCTCAATTGAGGGAACTCCACCAACCAAGGGATTCCAGAAACCCTTCTCTCTTTCCTCGGAATATCCTTCTTGATCTGGAGCAAGCTCTTCTGGATTCGGATAGACTCCAGTTTTAATTGCATTTATTCCCTGCTCTGGGGTAAGTATGCCCAGCTCAAGCAGTCTAGTGGCAACCCTCTGTAGTTGCACCTCGTCCTTAATATCGATCTCTTGAAACTTGGCAGTAGGAAACTTCCTGAACCCTAAATTTTTACAAACCATTTTTATTTGCGGCTGCAGGAAATCATTTAGAAATGCGTTTCTAGCTTCCTTCAGTCTTTCTAGGAACATTTCGGTTTTTACTTGAGTGTTGCTATATCTTTCGTCTCCGACAATAATGTTTTGCAAGCCCTCCTTAATGTCCCGATTAACGACTTCATATTTTTCAGGCCCAATAACCTTCTTTAAGTCTGGAATAACAAAATCAGCTTTCGTGGTGTAATCTGCGACCAGCACCCGCCCAACGCTTTCATTAGCAAACAGCTGTTGCATTGCATTAATGTTCTGAGGGTTAACTCCGCCATCCTCTTCCTTCGCTCCCATAGTGATAAGCAAGATAACATTTTCTATTGTTCTACTTATCGCCTGATCAATTTTTTTAAGCTCTAGCTTCCAATTTATGTCCTCAAGCACGGAGTAACCAAAAGGAACAGCAAATGCCTCGTAGTCCTGTTTCTTATAAAAAGAATAGCACAACTTACTGGAATTAAGTTTTACAGAAAGCCCGTCAGGAAGGTATCTCCCTTCTTTAATTTTGTTTTTTACCTCTGGGTCTAAAGCCTTGAATATCTCTTTGTCCCTATCTGTCTTTGGGTTTTTCAATCTTTCCAAATCATAATCGGAAAGAATTTTTCTATATTTGCCTTGATCAAAGGTTGCGCTTCGCTCATGCACTATATCGTAAGGATTAAGTAAAATGTATTTTACAGGCATATCTCCAGGCTTCAAGGCATCGCTTCCATATACTGTCTTAAGCTGCTTAAAGTCAGAACTTTTAAACTTTCCGTCAACTCGATATAGGAATATATTTCCAGACCTGTAGTATTCCCTGAAGTACTGGTCTTTTAAGTTCCACATATTAATTTTCTCAAACCACTTTTCCACAAAAGACCTGGAGGAGGCGGTACCTCCCTCTAGGTACAAATCAGAATTCGCAAACTCAGACATTATATCTATTGAGTTTCTAAATATAGCTACATTAGCGTAAGCCTTCTGGCATAGTTCTATTGAGTTTTTGACACTTATTCCGTCCTTAGAATGCTCAAACGGCAAAAGACCTTGGCTTATATTAGAGAACCTTCCAGGCTTTGCGCCTTTAGTTATATACCTGTCTCTTTCATGGGAAGACAAGTCTGTCGTGGAAGAGCTGTATCTACAATCTGCAGCATCACTAGTTGAGACATAATAATTTTCTCCACAGCCCATTGGCTGCCATCCAGGTTCCCCTTGGGAATAATGACTTGGCATTTCTGACAGAGGCTTGGATTTGTCGGCTTTATCGAACTTGCTCCAGTATTCAGACTTCTTTGTATATTTTCTTTTGGCCATTTGGCATATTATACACCAAAGTCTATCAAAAGTCTAATCAAAAGTTAAAAAAGTTAAAAGTTAACTTTGTCTTTGTAGTAGTCGTCGAAATTTTCTATGCCCTCAAGGTTTATATGTCCAACACAGCAAAACTCTGGAATGATTAATTCTTTTTCGTGCCTACCCTGCAAGTGGCAAGTCGCTACAGGATCCTTGTGATCTCCAAAAAGAAAAGTTCCAAAGACGTCGTGCTTCCGACGAGCCTTTTTTCTCATTGTGTGCTCCATAAACCCTTTATTGACTCTAGTCAAGATTTCATTTTTAAAATAGTCTACGGTACAAATATGATTTTGGTCTGACCACTGCGGGGTAGATATGTATTTGTAATTCGCGTCCACACGCTTCCTTCCTAAATTGTAATCCCCTCGCTTTCTGGTATTTAATCTTTTATTAAACCTAACATGCTTAAGTTCTGGGTTATTGCGCATATCCTCTAAAACCTTAGCTATATCAACATACCTCAAGAAAGAAATATCATGCTGAACAAGAAAAACAAATTCCGTCTCAACATACTCTATGGCAAACCTTAAATTGCCAGTGAGGTGCCCAAACTCTGGCTTTTTGATAATTGTAATATCCTCATTACCTTTATATTTATCCTCAAGATTAACAATGAATGACTCGTAGTCTTCGTTGCACTCATTAGTTCCATCACAAGTAATAATTATCTTGGTCTTTTCATATCGGAATAAAAACCTGTAGATCGAGTCGACTACCTCGTCCACAAACGCAGTAGAGGGGTGGCTAGGCATCGGGCTCGTAGAAAGAACTATAGTTATGTCAGAATTAAAGGCCCCCATTTATCGTCCATCCCCCTCTATTCGCATCTTGATGTTCTTTGCCGCTACCTACCTTACCTCCACTATTTATCTGCTCCAATATCCACCTATAGGTTTTTTCCATTCCGTCTCTGAGTTTTACAGATGGAGACCAATCCAAAACCTTTTTAATTAAAGTGTTGTCGCTGTTTCTCCCCCTTACGCCTTGAGGCTTATCGAGTAAATATTTCCGCTTAAGTTTTATTCCAGCTATTTCTTCAACAATATCAACAAGTTGGTTAATGCTGACCATTTCATCACTACCTAAATTAATTGGCTTAATAAAGTTGCTATTCCAGAGTAAGTCCATACCAGTAATACAATCATCAACGTACATAAAGGATCTAGTTTGCTCTCCATCCCCCCAAATTTCTATTTCTTTTTCTCCGTTTAACTTTGCGTTAATTACCTTTCTGCATATCGCAGCAGGAGCTTTCTCTCTTCCTCCGTCCCAAGTTCCATTCGGGCCGTAGACATTGTGAAATCTGCATACCCTTGGATTTATTCCAAAGTCTTTTCCAAAGTAATCTGTAATGATTTCGCTAAAAAGTTTCTCCCATCCATATCCATCTTCGGGGTTTGCTGGATATGCGTCAGACTCTTTTAGTCCTTGTGCCTCAGCATCTTTAATTTCAGTTTGGGCTTCCAATGGATATATACAAGCAGAGGAACTATACAAAATATCTTTTACGTTGTTTTTTCTACAAGCCATTAGCAGGTGGGTTTGTATGAGGACGCTCTCCATACATAAAGCATGATTGTTCTGAATAAACCCCATTCCTCCCATGTTGCATGCCAGATTATAAACCCTATCCACTCCTTCGGATAGAATTTCACATTTCTCTTTTGTTCTTAAATCGCAGCTATAGTGGTTTTTTGCGCCACTCCATACCTGGTACCACCCACCTACTGGCTTAATATCTGCAGCGATTACCCTATGGCCCTTACTTAGAAGATCTTTCACTAAATAACCAGCAATAAACCCCCCTGCGCCACACACAAGTATATTTAATTTTTTATTAGACATATGTATATATTATACGCTCAAAGGAGCTAATTCAATTATCTTATAAACATTGGGGTAAAAGTTGCTTTGCCCACGGATTCTGCGGACATCATATCCTTATATATCTTACAGCCCCAGTTCCCCAATACTATAGCAGAATAACTATCCTTCCTTGCTTTATTTGGTCCTGTGGATTTTCTTAGCTCTGGAGGAAGGTCGAAGGTTTGGTGCCCCTGAGGGGAGGTATACACCTGAATGAGAGCGCATTGGCCCTTTGTGGAGTTTACATTATCAGATAAATGCTCAACAAGGTCAATCATTTTTGCCCCAGGATTTCTCTCCTCCTGGTCGAGCCCTCTAATAAACTTCAACTCCTTAATCGGTATTTTCTTAGATTTCTGTTCAAGATATGCATCATCCACAGCCCTTGCAGCAAACCAAATTTTCTTATGGTCAATACTGGACTGAAGCAACTCGTTAGCTTTTCTTATCCAGTCGGAAGTAGGCTTCCTTAAGATGCAGTAACTGTAATCTTTAGGGTCATATATTCTCTTTGTTTGGATTAAGTCCTTCTGGTAGTCCTCCGCCTTGTCAAAAGACTGTTCAAGAAGTTTTATTTTGATTTTTTTATCTTTGAATATTTTGCTTTCATTTGCGGCATTAATGAACTGCACCCCTCCATTGTAATCTCCAACAATTAGGACTATGTTAAAGGACTTAATTAAATAATGAAAATAATTTATATGGTCTTTTAGTCTTGTTCCTGCCATTGCATAGCTATGAACAAGTGTATTCTTATTGGTTTCTTCGTTGATTTTCAATATTTGCATCGCAAAGTCATCACTACCTTCACTCTCCGACCAACTAGGGTCAAAAGAGAGAATGTACTTGGCCCCCTTCTCCCCAGCAACTTCCACCGTTGGAGCGTCTCCATCTGGAACAGTGCATTCTGCCATCTTAGAAGTCTTAAAGTATCCACTGCTATCATCTGTAAAAACACTCTCAAACTCTCTAGCGAATTGGCTATGACTCATCGTGGCCTTTGCTTGAGCAACTAGATTTTGATCATATAGTTTTTCTGGGGCCTGATCAAAACTAAAATGCATAATAGCTCTTTTTGCATCAAATGGGCTGCGCTTCATTCTTTCATCAAGAATCAAATCCTGAAAGGTTTCGTATAATTTATACAGATACTCAAACTTATACGAGGCAGAACTCAGCATGATTAACTTATTGTTTGGCCATATGTACCTATCTTCTTCTGTCATTTTTCCTTGGTCTATCAATCTGCTTTCTAGGTCGAATATCTTTTGACGCTGCTGCGGATTCTCGACAACAGACAGGAATGGAACAATAACCTCATTATATATTCTTTCTGGCATAAGCAAGAACTCATCAATGATAATTCTATGAAACCTAAAGCCCCGAAGCTTACTTCCGTCTCCTAATGGTAGCGCCCGAATATTGCTATCCCCGATTTGCATCAACCACTCATCATTACTTTTAGTAATTTTAGTAATGCATTGATTAAGGTATTTGGCATCAGGTTTAGAGGCAATGTCTTCCATTTTTCTAAAAATCATTTTTGCCTGTCTAAAAGATTTAGATAAAATACCTATCTCAACCCCCTGATTAAAGATAGCGTCCATTAAAGCATATAAACCAGTAGTGAAAGATTTACTCATTCCTCTACCCCATACTCCCAAGAAGTAATCGGTTTCAAACATTGTTTTAATAGCTAGATGTTGAAAAGGAAATAATTCGACACCAGTTAATAACTGAGTTCCGAATGTAGTGTTTTCCTTTAGAAACTTATAAAGATAATACTTTGCATCATTCTCTTCTAAACTTCCTTCGAGATCGAGGATTTGTTGATTTATATCCTTATCTTGTTTGGTTGAGATTTGCTTACCTTGTTCCCATGTCATAATTATTTAAAGCCCCAAAGCTTTTTTATATTTAGGAATCCAATCCTCTATTGTTGTTTCTGGCTCCCAGCCCAAAAGCTTCTTCGCCTTAGTATTGTCCGCAAGCGTCTCCCTTGGCTCGATCACTGGATCTATATAAACCCTAGGGCCGCCCATAAGATCTGCCAATTGATTAACTGATCTGCTTTCTCCATTACCTATATTAATTACCTCTCCTTTTCCAACATTAGGAGACTCCATAGCTAAAACATTAGCTTTAACCACGTCTCCAACATATGTAAAATCTCTTCTTTGCTCTCCGTCCCCAGTTATAGTCATTGGCTTGCCTTCCAGTAATTGTTTTGCGAAAATACCCATAACTAATTGATACGCCCCATCTAGAGACTGCCTTTCCCCAAAAACATTAAAGTACCTAAGAGAAACTGATTCCAGGCCATAGCAGTGATAGAATACTCTACAGTACTGTTCTCCAATTTGCTTTTGTAGTCCATATGGACTGAGTGGGTCAGTAGGAGCGTCCTCTGGCGTAGGATATACCGAAGCGTTTCCATAAGCGGAAGAAGAGGCGCTATAGACAACCCTCTTTATTCCTAAATTTCTTGCGATATTTAAAACATTCAAAGTTCCCCCCACGTTAATATCGTTAGATTTGCATGGGTCTTTTATAGATGGCTGAACTCTCGCCATTGCAGCCATATGAAAAATACCGCTTGCCCCGTCTATTTCTTGTTGAACCAACTTCAAGTAAGAGGACATGGACGCAGAACCCTGCTTGCAACCACACAAATCTGCGTTAATAAATTTAGCCTTAGGATTAACGTTTTCTCTCTTTCCGCAAAACAAAGAATCAAGAACAACTACCTTGTCTCCCCGATCAATTAAATAATCAGTCAAATTACTTCCAATAAATCCAGCGCCTCCCGTTACTATATATTTTTTCATTTCTTTGCGATAATAGTGCTTATAGTATAATAAATTTTATTTTCATCCTCGTGAGCTAATAGGGATCTAAACCTCCTACTGTGCCTGTCGCTCGGATTTTTTATCATATGCTCAACCATCTTAGAGTTGCCCCCTTTATGGGACAATAAAATTTCGGAAAAATTCTCGCACAAAACCCCTAGCCCAGATGGAGTAAACCTCCAATTGTCAACAGGATGATTATGTTCTTGATAGATAAAAGGGGAAGAAAGTATTAAAATCCCCCCGCTTTTAAGAACCCTATGAAACTCATCAACACACACCCAGGGCTTACTTACGTGCTCTAATACCTGATTGCAAAAAACCGCATCAAAACTATCATCACTATACGGCAAATTATGTGCGTCCACTTCGGGGAAAGCAGCAAAAGTATGCCTCTTAAAAAAAGACAGCCACTCTTTTGTTTTGCCGCTAATTTCCAAAACAGATTCGCTCGAATATTTCTGGTCAGAAAGGAAGCTAATAACCTCTTTCATATAATGATATCTTGTGCATTTCATTTTCTATCAAAAACTAAAGACGTTTCCTTGAACCAATAACAAACAGTTGCAGAGGATTGAAGCTCTTCCGAAAGGGCGCGATTCAAGACAAACCCTTTTTCTCTCAAAATTTTCAAAACATAATCCTTATTCTGTTCGTTAATATGCCCCTTTCCCCCTTGCCCAACTTTAGCCCAACTAAATACCAACAGCCTATTGCAATGAGAGCTTATATTGTTTATATATGTGGCCTCATGCTCCTTTGGTATATGTTCCGCAACCTCAAGAGAAATAACGACGTCATATTTTCTATGAAGATTAAACTCCCTGGAAAGATCTAAATTTTCACCAAAGCCATTGGTTATTTTTCCAACATTTGGGTTTCCATCAAAAGCGTCCACAACAATATCTGGATTTTCTTTCTTGATGCTTTTAGCGTAACCAGCGTTACCGCAACCAAAATCAACTACAGACCTGAAATCACGACATATATCTTTTAATTTTAAACAAAAAGAATCATCATAGTGGTGATTTATTGTTTCGGCCTGCCAAAAACCCCTCGGATGGATCTTTTTTTGCTTAGCATTCATAAAGACCTTACTTCGTTGAGGAAGTTTTTGATTGATGTAATGATATATTCATTCTTATATAGAGTATAGTCGTCAAATAAAATAATTCTATCTCCTTCGTTTTTATACCCATATCTCCTAAAGACTGCGTATGCCCCCTTGTAGTTGAATTTCATCAAAATCAAGGGCTCCCTGTCCGAAAGAACGGCATCTGAGTCAGCCTGCTCAATCCATTCATCCAGAACCTTAGACTTTCCGTCATACAGTTTAGAAAAATTAAAAGAACCATAACTTTTTGCTTCTACCGAAAAAGGGAAATCTTCTGGACAAATTATATCTCCAGACATTATTTCCTTTACGTCTTTTCTTTGCCCCTTTGCATATTTAATATTCTTCCCGCCAAACATTGCTCCAGATCTAGGCACTCTATTGAAAGTGCCCCCGAAATATTCCTGTAATAGGTGGGAAGCCTCCAGCTCCCAGGATTTGCCTTTTTTATTAGAGTTCATTTTGTTTGTCTATAAAATATTGCACATCAGTATTCCATAGATTATCCCCACTTGTTAAAAGTTTTAAAATAATTTTCTTTGAGGCGGTTCTATCTCCAGCAAATATAAACTGACAAGTATCTGCAAATTCGTGACTCAAAACCCTCATATTGTGCCAAATATAGTCTAGCTTAGATTTGTGCGTGCTATAGTTATTGTTTCTTTTAATTTTTTCTATACTACTTTCGGTAACAATGTATAAATAGGAGTTAAATTGCTTTGCTCTTTCTAATTCCTTCGTGAATCGATCAAACCCCGTAGACATTGTAGACTTAAAGTCAGACTCGCTTTTTCTGTCAACAAAAGTTTTTGTATAATTTTCTCCAGTTGTAGTATAATCTCCAAAATCTAGCTTCATAACCTTGGGGTTAACAAAATCTAGGGGCTTTTGCTCTCGGGTATCGACTACAACCTCAACCTGAGAAATGCTTGGGTCGTCCTGAAAAAAACCTTCAGTTATATTTTTGTAAAATAAAGGCTTTACGCCTGCAGTTAGGCATGCTTTCGAATAACTTCCGAAAAACCTTTTATAGAGCTCAATAGAAGGCAGGCTATAAAGCTCTAGCTCTAAATGGCTCGGCCCGCGAGTAAGCTTTTTACCCTCTATCCTATTTTTAAGCTGCAAGAGGATGTAGTCCGCCACATCCTTTTCATTTGCCGTGCCAGCCCACTGATTTAGCTCTTTTATCGTAGAAAAGCTTTTGACAAAATAATCCTCTCTTTTCTTGAAGGGTAATTGCTCTCCAGTCAAAAGGTTGTACCTTGGATAGTATTTACAGTAATATTCCGCTAAGAATAAATTATGGCTCTTTATGTGTGCGTGCAGAGCACGCTGCGAATCAAAATCCGCATCGCAGACCTTACATTTCTTAGTCTCCAAATTCATACCCAAAGCGCTCAATGTCTTCCGCAAGACCATTTGTTACAATTTTTTTTATTTCCGCAGACTCATAGTAAGAGTCGTATGACGATCTGTCCCCAGAAGAGTTTGTGTCCTTGAGGGGTATTTGCTCGGAATTTATTTTTTTAGCGATAAACTCCCAATCCGATTGAAGATTTTCAAATTTACCAATAAAATCTACCGCAATCTCCCCTTCCTTGTTTTTCAGAAAAGAGCTCTGTGTTTTATTGAACGAATCTTCCGAAAAATATGCCTCCACATAACTCTCGAAGCTCAATAACTCCTGATTTAACCTAAACTCTTCGTATGACAATCCGAAATTGCTTAATTTTTTCGAAAAATCCTCCCTTCGATTCGCAAAATACCTCTTCCTTGACGGCCTCCCCCTTCTTTCGTTATTTAATCTTCGTAAATACACCCTCCTTAAAAACAAATATTGTGAAACGACCCACTCCCATGGATTCCTGACAAAAGAAAATGAAAAATATCCATTTAGATCATACGCCTCCTCCCAGTCTTGGTAGCAAGCATGAATGAAAGAATCTGGCCTAACAGCAAAATCGAAAAAATTAATATATTTACTTTTGTTTTTTACCGTCTTTGCGTCTCTGGCCCATGAAGCATCCCCCTCTTTACAAAATTGAATTTGCGCCCCAAAAGAATCTAAGTCAATAAACTGGCCTCTCGAAATTGCCGTTTGTATAGTTGTTCCTGCGGTTTTCGGAATCCTAACAAATAAAAATTTTTTTTCACTAGAAATCATACAACATCGCTTTTGTCTATTCCAAGCACCCTAGCCTTCCACGACTCCATTCCCTCTATTCTGTTTGCTTCGGCCTCAACATCCATTTTTTGCTTTTCTGCCATTTGCACCATAAAGCGCCGCTCCTCCTCGTTCTGAAAGGCCTGAACGAGGGCAAGTATCGATGCGTTCTTGTCTATCTTGGTGGCGATTCTTTTAACTCGATCTCCATTTAGACTAGAAATTAGCTGTTGCTGCCTTTTCTCGCACTGATCGTACTCGGTGCTTTTTGCCTTAAGGACCTCTGCGAGCCGCACGGTCATTTCATTTTCTTCCTCAAGATCGTCAAACATTTTATTTAGCTTTTCGATATGCTTATTTATGTTTTTTAAGTTTATGTAATCGATACAAACATTGATATACAAATTTATCTCATCCGTAGTTAAGTCTGGCTTGTCCCATGTTGCCCTTATGAATTCTGCCTCAAATAAATCTCTGTCTGCCTGGCTTGTGTAGTTATTGATTGTCCATATAAGCCTGGGGGACGCAAGATATGTTATTAATTTCTCCAGGCACTCAACTTCTGCTTTTGCGGCCTTTTTTAAGTCTATCTTTTCTGCGCAATATCGATTTACCTTGTCTACAATTTTATCTATGATTCTGGGTGGAGCCCATGATAAAGATAGGGCGTCCTCTGACGCATTCACCAGTTCAGGCGCATTCTCTTCCAGGAAATCGATTACTGCCCGCTGCTCTTTCCCTAGTTTTTTAATTTCTACCTCTGGAGGAAAAATAAGCTTGGCAATTTCAAGCGAGTTCATTCCCTCGGAAGAATACTGCTTTATGAAACTTTCTTGATCCTTGGAAAGCTTAACGTCTGGCACCTTATCTCTTTTAGTGGTATTGTACTCTAGGCCATTTTCTATCAGGAAGTTCCTAACCGCCCTACCCTCCTTACTTCTTCCATCTAAAGATTCCTCGCCAAATGTAGCCCTAGTTAGCTCGATTAGATCCTGCGTGCTTGAATAATTTTCCCTTATGAAGTTCTCCTGCTCTTTTGTAAGTTTCATATAAAAATATCTTTATTTTTTAATATTTCTTCTGCCTTCTTCTTGTATATTTTTTTTAAATTTTTTATTTGCCTGTATCCAGCCGTTCTATTTTTCTCGGAAGTTTTGTATCCCATTTCGAGAGCAACATGCTCTTCGCTTTTATTTTCGATAAATAGCATTTTATATATCTTCCACTGCTTTTCGCTTAAAACCTTCTTGAGTTCAATATTTAAATTCTCCTGGGCTTTCCCCCAATCCATAAAGGCAGATTCAGAGGACGCCTGAGAGTACTCGTAGCCCTCTAAGCTTGAAGCCATTTTTATATTATACGCATTTTTTTTGGTTTTCGTCCACTTACTGAATAAGGGGCACTCGCAGGACTGATCCCCGCTCTTAGTAAAAGAACACCCCTCTTCTACCCCATAGTCCTCTTGGTTAAAAGGGCAGCCGTGACAGGGTTTAAGGAAGTTGGAGTAATTGTTCCGAAGAATGTTTTTTATTTGATTCGTTATTATCCTGTTTACCCAAGGCTCAATGGGTCTTTTTTGGTCCCATTGACTCCATTTTTTAAAAATATGCGCGCGAATAATTTGTTCTACATCATCAAAGTCAAACCAACTTAACGCACCGAGGTTCCATCGATTTTTTCTTTTTTTAATTAGGGAATCAATTACATCTTGCTTATCTTCATAAGTAAGCTTTTTGCTCATTTACCCCTGTCCCTCCTGGGGGCGCAATCAGCTATAGAGTCTCCAAGTGGATCTTCGCTTTTTTTACCAGAAGGCCCCCGCCTCTCAATTCCCCCCCCTTCATTTGTGCCTATAACCGACCCAAGCTTAATTTGGCCCGACTGGCTTGCAGAAATCTCGTAATCAAGACCCTTGATAATCGGAACGTCATCCTCCGAAATATCTTCCGCTTTAGCCTCGACTAAGGTAGACTTGACTCCAGATATGGTTACACCACATTCAGAACAAAACTTAGGCTTTGAAACCTGATAAGAAAGCTTCGCCCCACACTCGCTACAATACATAACTGCCATAATAATTTATTTTACTTAAAATTAAAAAAAAATCAAAAATGTGTCGAAAGGCTTTCTATATACTCGCTCGGACAATCCCTCCTTCCAGCGATAATTAAAACACCAATAGCCCCCGATTTACCCGTAATCTTATAAACTGAGTTTAAGATATGGGAGCCCATACCAGCCCCCTTGGACTTAAATTTAAATTTCATATCTTTTTCTGTTGAGAAATTCTTGTTTTCATTTAGTATATAAAAGTGAACATTATCAACATTTAACTCATTAACAATTTTTTCTATGTTTAATTTTATCTTTTCTTCATTAACCCTACCTTCGGATTTTTTTTGCTTAATTAAGGTGGTAACGATGGTTGCCCCCGCCCCTATGATTGCAGCAATCGCCGCATAAATTATATTTTCAAGGTTCATATGCAATTATATATACACTTTTAAGCTCTCTAGTGTAAATAATAATATATTATACAATGCCAAGAAAAAAGAAACCAACAGAAATATCCACAAAAGAAATCGAAGAAGCTTGGGCAGAGTCAACTAAGATAAACCTAAAAGGCAAAAGATTTTCTGCAAAACAAAGGGAACTGTTCAAATTAAACACTTCGCCAAAAAATACTATTGTATTTGTTGGAGGCCCAGCAGGTAGCGCGAAAACCTACCTATCCGTCTACTCCGCAATGTCTCTTCTAGCTAAAAATAAAGACCTCGATCTTCTGTATGTGCGAACCGTCATCGAAAGCGCCGATAAAGGATTAGGGGCTCTTCCTGGGGACATAGATGAAAAGTTTAATCCCTACATGAGTCCACTTTTAGATAAATTAGAGGAAATGGTGCCGCATTCCGAGATCCATGATCTTATGAAAGCCCAAAGAATAACGGCTGTGCCGATAAACTACCTAAGAGGAGCCTCATGGAGAAATAAAGTAGTTATTGCGGATGAGGCCCAGAATTTTACATTTAAAGAGCTAACTACCTTAGTAACAAGAATAGGAGAGGGAACCAAGCTATTTATATGCGGGGACTATATGCAAAGCGATATTAACGGAAAAAGCGGATTCGAAGATATGGTAAATGTTTTCTCGGGAGAAGATTGCAAGGAAAACGGAATTCATGTATTTAACTTTACGACAGACGATATCTTTAGGAGTAAAATCCTAAAATTCATTATAGAGAAAATACAAAAGAAATAATATAAAACTTATTTCTTCTGCACCAAATCGTACAGCTTCCTAACATCCATTCTTCTATCTTCGAGCCTCTTGCATGTTTGAGTCCACCTTTCGGAGTCTCTGACTCCATTTTTAGCTAAGGTGATTTCCAACTCAGATACTTTTGCCTCCAGGTCCTTTAATCTAACGCTTTCTTTTTTCAGAAAGAAGCCTAATACTGAAATAGCTGTACCAATCCCCAATAGTACGAATTCATTATACTCCATGCAAACTAGTACACGGGAAAAACCAACTACAGAATAATATTTCGGGGCGTTGTGCTTTAAGCATCCTATTCGTCAATCTTTTTTACAAGGTACTCTCCTATATGAGCAGAGAAGAGCTTACATTGATCTATTAATTTCTTAGCTTCTGCTGGTGGTAGTGTTCTTGCTTTTTCGTATAATGATTTAATAAGTTCTGGTGTGATAATGTGTTTTACTTGGACTTCTTTCATTTCGCTATTGTTAATTACACTCCAGGCCCCCGAAACGACAATTTATTGTTTTTAAAATAATTTGGGATATTTAAGAACACCACCCCCCACCCAAATCTCAGAAACGCTTTTTTAAATGAATTTGAAAAAAGGGGGGGGTCTTAGTAAAAAACATTACTTTTTTTTCGCCCGCTTCTATAACCAGTTAATAATAAGCACCTTACGAATGTAAAAAACTTTGCAAATCGCTTGACAAAAGCCCTTTTCTGTGGTATCTTATAGTATAAGTTAAATTAAAAAAGAAAGAAAATTATGTTCACAAAAAAAGATCTCACAATTCGCTTCAACTATACCCAAAGATTTTGGGTCATGCTCTTAGGTGGCTTCGAGCAAAACACTTTCGGAGGCTTATCAAAAAAGCCTAATCGTGATTCACAAGAGCAATTCGTTGCTTTCGTTAATCGGCAAACAGAATTAATGTCAGACAAGTAAAAAAAGCTTGACTTTCTCTCTCTAATATACTACTATAATAATATGATTAAAACAATACTCAACACTCTTCACGATTCAATCGCCTGCCTTACCTTTGTATGCCTTGGCTACATCTCGGCATTCTTTTTCTTTGTGCCTTTCTTCACTTACCAAAGTAATTGGTCTTGCCTGTTTGCTTTTCCTTTCGTCTGCTTCTTCTGCATGGCGGGAGCTTGGCTCAACTCAAGAGGATAAAATAATGGCAGATACATACGATTGGAGTGGCAGGAAGAATGTTCCGTTTGACCCCAAATGGCATGGTAATCAACGCAGGTGGAAGGCTCATTGCACGGGCAACCTCTATGCCTTGACTGTACAGAATAAGTCAATGAATCACGCCTTTACTGTTCACCAATACGGAAAGAATGTTTTTCAAGCGGGTCTTCGCTATTACAAGGGTTTCACTAATTACCCAAGCAAGAAGCGCGATAATTGGGTATGGCAATGCACCAAGATAGTAAGCGCTAAGCTGCTGAAGGCCAACTAGTTACGGAGGCCGCCCCTGCGCTCGTAAGCCTATGCTACTCAACAACTTATGTAATTGTGAATAACTTTTTACGATTTTGCTTGCATTTTCCTTGTTTGTGTGTTACATTGTATGTATGAAATTGATTAAAAGACTAAACGAAATTCAAAACGAGCAAGTACGCATTGCCTCCATAGTAGCGAAAGCAAAAGGAGAAGAGATTGACATACTTAACGCTATCCTCGACAAATTGCTTGTCGAGGCTCAAGAAATTGTCGAGCGAGTAATCCGCCACGATAGGCAAATACTTTCCGACCATCCCGAAAATAAGTAAAGAAAAAGCTTGACTTTTACCTAAAACTCTGTTACATTATACATATGATTAAGAATAAAACTAATACATTCAGTAAGGGCGATGTCCTTATCTCACGAGACAATAAAGTCTTCCAATTCATTCAAGCCACTAAGCACGACACGCTTGGCACTATCGCAATGGTTCGCCCATACCGCACCAATCGCAAGGTTGGCATTCGCTTCAGCGATGTAAAGCTTCATCCTCTTTTTAACTAAAAAAGGCTTGACAAAACTCTAAAAACTGACATAATAAAAGCTATGATTCAAGAACAAATAAATCGCCTAGTTGCAACTCTCCAAGCTCTCACGCTTCAACGCATTAACGCATTGCGTTCGGGTAACGCATCCGAAGCCAATCAGATTCAATCTGTGCAGGTTGACATTGATGCCAAGATCCACGAGCTAGAAAAGCAGTTGATCACGCACTAAGTTGCTGATACTCAACGCCTTACGAAGGCGGCCCCCGCGCGCCTAAGCCCTTGGTAGCCAAGGACTTGCAACATAGCAGAAGATTGTGCATAAAAATAGTTGAATGTTTCTTGTAATATCGCTTGACAAATACCCCTTTATGCTGTACTGTATAGGTATGAATGACAATAAGATAATAAACTTAGATGTGCTGAAGATGATACTGGACTGCACTACTCCAAGCAACCTTGCAAGGATACACGCAAAGGATACTGCTCCACGCACAGCTACGCCATTGACTAAGGATCAAGCTGGCTCTGCCCGTAGAGGTCAAGCCCGTTGGCAAGCCCACACTACTGGCAACGCCTATGTGCTTTATGTACAGGCACGCACCTATGACCACACCATGAGGGTACAGTCTCACGGCAGGAATGTCTGGCAAGCTGTTAGGCGTTACTACAAGGGCATAGATGGCAGTGGTCAATGGGTAAGGCAATGCACCAAGGTGATAGCTGTATACAGCTGTGCTAATGCTCGCACCTGCCAAGCTGATAGGCTACTCTGTGGTACAGCTCAAGACAGAGCCCCTTGGTAGTCAACGACTTACGAAGGCTGCCCCCGCGCGCCTAAGCCCTTGATAGTCAAGGCTTTGCGACACAAAATAAGTGAAAAAAGTTCTTGACTTTTCGGCGTTTCTTTGGTATGTTGTATGTATGATTAAGAAACAAATACAACAAGAAATTTCCGCCCTTCACGAAACCCTTAAGAGCCCCGCTCTTTCTGATGCTGATCGAGTTGCGATCCGCAATGAGATTGGTAGCTTGCAAGACCAGCTTGCACTGCTCGACTTTCACGAGGTTGAAGACATTGACTTCGGCTGGCACGACCAGACGGACTTCTAAGTCCTTAAGCGACAATGCTTTAGCTGCACGCCCCCCGCGCGGGCAACCCCTTGATAGCCAAGGGTTTACAACGCAAAATAAATGAAATAATCCTTGACAAACGCCCCATTGTATGGTATGTTATACATATGAAAGTTAAGGTAAGAAAGACAATAATCATGCCCAAATCCCGCCCCATGAAACGGCGTAATAAGATCTTGCCACGCAAGGCAAAGCATAAGGGCAATGTGAATAACTAAATACGATTTTGCTTGCAATTACCCGATAACTCTGTTACATTATATATATGAAAATGATTAAGATCGAAGAAAGAATCCGACTCAAGGAAGTTGAGATTGCCGAAATGGAAACCGCCATTGAGCGGATGAACGCAAGGGCTACGCCCGAAACAGCCTTAACTATAGCCGTTGCAAACGATGTGTTTGGTGGTACTGTTAAAGAGTTGAAAGGTCAGCTTTTCGACCTCAAGACTGAGAAGTCAAAGATCGACAAGGCAAACGAGCTTACTCGCATCATGCACGAAATCAGAGACGAGATGATTGCCGAAAATAAAGCTTGACAAAAGCCGAAAACCTTGCTACTATATACATTTAAGATAAACCATTAACAAAAGGAAAAATTATGTTCATCCTCAAATCCATCCTCAACCAAGCAGGTGCTGTTTGGCAAGTCGAATCCATCGCAATGCGAAAGAAAGACGCCGAAAGGCTTCTTCGTCGCAGAGCCAAAGCGAATGACGGCTCTCGTCGTTACGGGCTTTTCTCAGCGTAAAGCCTTAATAATCAACGCCTTACGGGGCCCGCCCCCGTGCGCCTAAGCCCTTGATATTCAACGCCTTGTGAAAAAAGTAAAATAAGTGAAAATAAAGCTTGACTTTTGGGGGTTTATGTGGTACTGTATAGGTATGATTAACTTAACAGAAAGAGAAAAAATCCTTTGCAAATTTGTAATAGCTAAACAAAAAAAAGTGAAGAAATAATTTGCTTTTTCGCTCAAACTGTGTTACATTGTATATATAAGATTAAGAAAGATAAACTACTAAAATAAAAATTATGTCCTCATTCCAAATAAAATTCCGCATCCAAGAAGTAAACGCCAAGCTTGAAAAGGCTTCCGATTCGCAAGAAATCGACCAACTGAAGAACGACCTTCAGCAATGGAAAAACATCCTTCACGATGTCCAAATGCAAGAGTTTGAAGATCGAGTTGGCTTCAAGTCCATGGAACAAAACGCAGGCGTTTGGGACGAACGCTAAAAATAGTTGAAAATAAAGCTTGACTTTTAACTGAAAATCCTTTAGATTATACTTATGACAGAATCAAAAAGACTAGAACTAATTAAAAACGCAGTTGCGAGCAATACAGAAGTTGCCCCGCAGTTTCAAGGCTTGCTTGAAGAACTCAAGGCAGAAGAATTTGTCCTTGAGCATGGAGTACAAAACGCTTCAGATGACGAAGTGAAAGACGAGTTTCTTTCTCTTGACGCAGTCGAAAGGGAAGAAGTCGAAGACTTTGACTCTGACGAAAACCTTGTCGATATGGATTCCGTTTCTGAGTCCATGCGTGAAATCTTCGGAGAATAATGTTTTTAATTACTATCTTAATCTGTACCTCAATTTTCGTTTACACTACAACCTAAAAAAATATGACTAGAATACACTTCACCGCAGTAGCTGAAAAGCTCAACCTCTCTTTTCGCAATGCTCCAAGCGAGCAAGCGGAAAATATCCTTACAACGCTTGCCTGTAATCTTGCGGACGAATTCGAGGCTTTTAATCCTCACTTTAACCGCTCCAAGTTCTTAGCGGTAGCGTTAGCGTAAAGCCTTAATAAGCAACGCCTTACGGGCGCGGGGGCAGGCGGCATAAACCCTTAATAGTCAACGCTTTAGGCAATTTTCAAAATAAATGAAAATAATCCTTGACAAATGCGGTTTTTTGTGGTATGTTATACATATGATTAAGAACAAAAAGAATTTACAGAAGCTCGCTCTCATTATGAAAGCCAAGGGCAAGAAGAATGTCCTCTCCACTATCCGCAAAGCCTTAGAAAAAAAACTAAAGAAATAATTTGACTTTTGGGTCAACCTGTGTTAAGTTATAGTATAGAAAGTTAAAAAAGATTATGATTAAGAAAATAGAAGTAAAAAAGTTCTCCACCTTTTGGAGTGTTAAAGTTTGGGAAGTCCCAAGTGAAAGTCCATCCATAATTGGAAAAGCTCCACGAGTTCGTGTTGCGGGAATTGATAAGCAAGGTCGTTCTCCTCATCTTGCTCGCATCCTTGCACAAGAGGAAGCGATTGAGCATTCCGCTACCTTTGAAAAAGTTGAATTAGTTCAAGTTGGTGCTTGACAAAACCCCCTTTTTACTTTAGAGTATACTTATGATTAAAACAAAAGACCTAATAGACCAAAAGTGGGACGCAATCGATTCCGCTTCTAAAACCATGAACGCAGTAAGAAGTGACTTGTTTGACAATGTCGCCCTTGCTCTTGCCCGTATAGAGGGAAGACTTAAATTCCTCAATGGAGAAAGCTATGACAATGAGCCATTTATCCTTGAGGGGCACGCTCAAAAGGTTGGCGTAGAACTTGAGCAAGAAGTGAACAAAACTCGCAAGGAATTAGACAAAATCTTTGTCATGATCTCTGACGGCAAGGATTCACTTTTTACAATCAATAAGTAACCTAAACCCTTCTCCCTCAATAACTTACGAGGGCGGGGGCCGCATGCCCAAGCCTCTGACAGTCAACATCTTATAAAAATTTAACGAAAAATTATGTCATAACCCGATGAGCATCAATGCTTTATGGCACAAAAAAAGTCGAGATTGCATTTTTGCCTGTTTTTTCTCCGCTGTGATGTAAAAAAAGTTTCTTTCATAAGTATCTTAGTATCAATAGCTTACCGCATAAAAAGTTAGCTTGATACGAATTAGCTTGCGATTTTCTCATATTCTGTCATTATGTAGTTATGTTAAATGAGAAAGATAGATTCGCTTTAATCGCTAACGCCGTTGCTTCCGCTAACAAGGTCGCTCCTCAGTTTCAAGGACTCCTTGAAGAACTCAAAGCCGAAAAGCTCGCCGAGGATTTAGTCCTTGAGCATGGCATTCAACACGCTTCCGAGAAGGAAGTTGAAGAGGAGTTTGTTTCTCTCGATGCAGTTGAGTCCGACAAGGATGACATTGACGAAAACGATGAGGAACAGGTTGATATGGATTGCGTGAGCGGTTCGTTCGCTGACCTTTTCGACACAATCGAATCCTAAAAAAATTATGTACTACAATATCAAACTAATTGGCGAGACTAAAGTCCCTCAAAAACCTTACCTTGTGATTACCATGACAGGAAACTCTTGGGGGTCAAGGTCTTATGCTCACAAATTCCTTTGCCTTGACTCTGCCAAGTATATGCTTGAGGATATAAACGCAAACGGCAAAATCGCTTTCATCGAGTGGCATGACGAATCGCCTTGCCCGAAGTGTGGAGCTTTCGGAGAAGTAAACCCTGCCGTTTTAACCTAACCAAAGAAACACAAAAATTTATGACAATCGTAGAAATTCCAACTTCCGTAAAGGACATTAAAAACGCCATCACTCGCAGAATTGCCATTCTTGCCGAGTGGCAAACCATGCTCGCCAAGAGTCGCAAGCCTTCCTTGCGTAACTCTCGCGAGTTGCAAGTCAATGCAACCAAGGCACAAATCGCAGTGCTTAGAGTAGCCTTGAAATCTGCCCAAGAAAAAGCAAAAGCCGAAAAGGCAAGAGCTTTCGTCAAGAGTCTCGAAGGAGTTCGCAAGGACTTTCTCAATGGTCTTTTTGACTAACCTAAACCCTTAAGGCTCAACGACTTACGCAATCGGCCCCCGCTCTCACAAGCGGTTGATCACCAAAGACTTACCAAGGTTTTTGTGCCTTGAATAGATCACGAAACATGACCCAAAAGACAACGACCCAAGGCAATAATAAAATTACATCCCAATTCATTTTCCAACCTTTACCATTTTATCAGCGTGACTCACGAAGTGAGTTTGCTCGTTTTGTTTTGCGAGTTCAGTAGCTAAAGACAACGCTCTAGCTCGACCTTGCACTTGCTCGATAAGCCTACCGAATGCAAAGACATTAAAAAACCCTCTGAAGTTTTCATTCTTTTCTATCTTAATCATATATACAATATAGCAAATTTTTCCTTAAATGTCAAGCGAAAATCAAACTTTTTTTGCCTTTAGTGGTAAATCTTTTGCAAGCTCAATGTTTCGGGCATCGTCATCGAAAAACCAAACCTTGTCGAAGTTCTCAATTATCGAAAGCAAAACTTTACGCTTTGCCTTGGCAATGTCTCCACCATTGGAAGAGCCTACGCAATGAATTTGTTTGGCAACCACACCGAAACCATTAAGAAATTCAGATATGGGAGAGCTTGCACAATCGGCTCTTGCCGTAAGAATGAAAACAGAATGACCTTCTGAAAAAACATCTTTTGCCAAGTCAATCAACTTGGTTGGCTTGCCGTTAAGAATCAAGCTCGCTCTATCGAAATCCGAGAAGTCAAAAGACTCTCCCTCACGCAATTTATGAGAGTTAAACTCTTGAGGGGTCAAGCTCTTGCGAACCAATTTCGATGGGCTTAATACATGAACCCTTGCATCAGTAAAGGCAAGAGTATCATCGAAATCGAAAACGAAAGCTTTTGTTTTGTTCTTAATCATGTATATATACTAAAGGAAAAACTCCGAAAAGTCAAGCACTTTTTCCAACTAAATTCCAAGCGGTGTGACCCTTTGGAGCTTGGGCAGACTGAACGCCAAAGTCGCGAAAGGCAATGTCTTGAACATTCCACACATCAGAGACTTGAGCCATCCATTGACCTTTAGTCGGTGCGTTCTTTTGCCAAGGCAAAGTCTGAATCGTGCCGAGCTTGTCGCCATTGGCGAGCGTCATGTCAATGCGAGCTTGACGAAAGAGAATGAAGGGAATGTTGTTTTTTATCTTAATCATACATATAATATAGCACAAAAAAGCTCTCTTGTCAAGCTTTTTTTTCATCTTTCTTGGCGCGCAACTAACTAACAGTCAACATGTTACAACTGCGGCCCCCGCATCCGCAAGCCCCTGATCATCAGAGACTTACGGAATTGGTATGATTAAGTTAAGATAAAATTAATACCCTTTCCTATTTGTAGGTTTCCTATTTCGACTATTTGCCTAAGTCTTGAATCAGTTCGTCAAGTCTTTCGACATCAAGTGCGGAATCATTCCACGCAACCTTGTCAGGCGTTTCTATTGACTCAAAATATGTCCTCATGTCAGACGCAAAATCGTAGTAAGAACCGCAATCCTTTGCGAAATTATAAAGACCTTCGTCGTTTTGAATCCAAAGAGCGACATTCCAAGTGGCATGGTTTGCCCATCCGTTATAAGTTGTATCAGTCATAATTATAGGTTGTCTGTGTTGTGTCCTGCTTTTCTCATGCTGTGCAAGGCTTCTTGCTTGGTCATGTTGAAGCGACTCATTAAATACATTAGAAGCGTTGCTCCTGTTAGTTCTGTTTCGTTGCTCATGTTCTTGCGATTGTATAGGGCGAATGCTCCTTGAGTCTATCAAGCCCCGATTCAAGTTGTTGGATCAAGAAGACTGCGCCTTGAAGTGGTCTTGGCTTGAAGTCCATTGGTTTTCCGTTTTTTAGGATTATGTAGTTGTTTAGTTGTGTGTCCATAATTTTTAGTCTTGGAGCAATTCTTTTCTATGCTCGTCTTTTAGTGAGTGAAGTAAGTTTACCCAAGCAAAGTCATTGAGTTGTGCTTGGTGCATTAGTTGAGTGACTTGCAAAGGAGTTTGGTGAGCAAGTACATCGTCATACTTAGTCAAAGGAAGCATGGTGTCTCGATCTTGAAACCACATTGCAACTTCGTAAGTATTGTCATCTGCATGACCATACAAGCCCGTGCCATTTCCTTGGTTTTGAACAACCGAGATCGTGAATTGATCTTGACTGTCCTTGTCTCGATGCCCGAAGGTTAATCTTGCTTGAGTAGCCTTGCCATCTGCGAATCCTCCGTGTTGGGTAAAAACCAAATCATCGAAGCTTTTTAGAGTTGTTTTATTCTTAATCATGTATACAAGTATGACAGGTTTTGAGTGAAAGTCAAGCTTTTTTTTCGTAAAATTAACTTTTTAGTTTCCCGAGCGAACAATAATCCAATCGGGCTGAACATGCGCAACGAAATCTTCCGCATCCTTTTTGCTTGGGGCGCTCATCTTTACGAGCTGAACCTTGCCAGTTTTGCGGTGAATCGCCACAACATTGTAATTCAAGAGAGGGTCTATGTTTTTAATCATAACTATAATATAGCAAAATTAGCTATCACTGTCAAGCTTTTTCTTATGCTTTTGCTTTCTATCCAAAACACCCTTCTTAACTTTGTGCGGTCTCGACTTAGTGAAGACAAATGGCTTTCTTACCTTAATTTTCATAATACCTTATCTTACACCATGGCGAGCCCATTGTCAAGCCTTTTTATTGTCTCGCAAGTATCTGCACATCAACAAGTTATGCTCGCAGCCCCCGCCTCCGCAAGTCCTTGACTATGAAGAGCTTATGGTAACTTCGCCCGACCCCTCAAGTAAATCTCTTTCTTCTAGCTCGTCATGGATTAGGCATTGTATTCGCCAAAGTCCATGATTTTTAATTGTGAGATCAAGCTTTTTCTCTAGCAAATCTCGTATTTGCATAACGAGATAATGATGCTCCTCGTCTACCATGCCAAACCTTTCCGCTGTAGCCTTATCTTGCTTTGGGCAATTCTCTCTGCCCTTTCTGCATCTGCTTTTTCTGCAAGTTTTGAGTGGTAGTAAATGCTATCTTCGGGAATAGACCCATAGTTAGCAAATTTTCCTTGTTTAACATAATTGCCTTGAGTCATCTTTTGCATGATTTCAGAGCTACGAGCGTTTTTTGATGTTGACATAATTATTTTTCTTGTAAAATCCAAATGGGGTTGTCTCCATATCCGAATTGATCGGAGACATCTATTAAGTTTTTTTCGTTAGCTAAAACGCAGTCCAAACTTAGAAACATATCGTTTTTCTTCTCTTTATAGTGAGGGTGGTTTTTTCGCATTATCAATGCGTGTTGATCTACGCAAGTAAGAACGAAAGGGGAATCGAACTCATTCTCCACTAAGCAACCTCCTTGATTTTCTGCACGACTACCTTTGGGTATTCTGTACGAATTGCCGAAACTGCGTTTACATAGTCAACTGCTTTGACCACTCGATGGATGGTGAAGCCTTTTGCCTTAAAGCTAAAGCTGAATTTTTTTAGGATGTTTTTTATTCTTTTCATTGTATATATAGTAGCAAATTTAAGAGAGTTTGTCAAGGGTTAATTTTTGTAAATGTCTCCTCCATTACCTTCAACCATATCTTCATAGGCTTGAGCCTTTTCCGCAATGATCTTGAATGCAATGCCAATGTGTGCGAGGATATACGCTTGATCTTCGCTAAGATCATCCTCCACAGGATTGATAAAATTCTCAAAAAGAAAATCCATAGAAGAATCCATTGCTTGTGTAGCGGAAGGGGTTTGCTTGTCGTTGGTGTCGTCTAGTCTGTACATAGTTTTTTCCTTTTAGTTAGTGTAATTGATCAAATCGTCCACAAGCTCGCAAGCAATCAAAACATCTCTTGCGTCATAAGTTGCGAACTGAATCTCTAAAGAATCAAGTTCAGGATTGTCCGTAAGGACTTGGTCTGCTTGTTCATACGCTTGAGCCAAACCATCTCGATTCTTCTCGAATGAGTTGTAAGGGTAAAGCGTTCCGTTTTGTATAACTTCATATCTTTTCTTAATCATGTATATAATACTAAAGTAATTTTAAGGTTTTGTCAAGGGTTAATTTTAAAAAAGTGAATTGAGAGCCAAGTCGCCACACTTGGTAAAGCTTTCAAGGGTCATCCTACTAGGCGTAGTGCTGCCTCTCAAAATTGTGTTATGTCCCTTTTCCTCTCTCCCCGTCGGGTTGTAGGCGTGGATTCATACGCCTCGTTGTTCGATGCATTGGATGGTCTTACGAATGCCTTATACGGACTTACATCTGCCATTCTTCGCAATGCATCTACAGGAAAATGATGCCCCCTGTGAGATTCGAACTCACCTCTCCGACTCAAAACGATGATCAATCGCTCGCAGGCTTAACTAGTATACTGCTGTAAGTCGTTGTTTTCACCTAGTGTAAACTAAGAGGGCATAACGATCTAAACTATCAAAAGAACTAAATACAATTATGACAGAAAACGCCTCAGAGTCAAGCTTTTTTTTCGTAAAATTAAAGATAGTTGTAAAGCTTTGTGTGCCAACAGGTTAGGCGCGCGGCCCCTGCGCACGTAAGTGCCTGGGCCTCAACAGTTTAGTAACCTAACCAAGCCAAAACATCAGTTGCTTTATAGTAAGGCAAAAAGCCAAGTTCTTCAAAGAATTGGTTAACATCTTTTGCGTCTTGGTTGTGATCCTTTAGCTCTTGGCAAGCTCTCTCTCTTGAGATTGTGACTCCTTCGGCTGATTCGTAATAGTCAATCATGAGTTTACCCCTTCCTGCACAAATCCTGTCTCATCCTTTTTTGCCCGACCTTTTTCGATAAGCCCGACAACAACGCCCTTCTTATCGAGGAAACGCAAATCGGTTTCGTCACCATTGACAACTTCAAAGCCCTTCCAAGTTTTCGGTAGCTGATTGCGAAATACAACCGCAACATTACCGCCCATTTGTAAAACCATATCGCAAAGCGAATCGTTATGCTCGGAGCGAGAAAAGGTCAAGTGGTAGTTGGAAGGAAAATCTTCAGCTTGGTTGATAAACTTTGCCATGCGTTGAAATGACTTGGTGTAATCGTAGAATTGAGTTGAGCCATGTTTCTCAAATACAGTAACGCCATCCTCATTAATCTCATTTTCCCACATTAAATCGCTTGTGAGGTTGAGTCGAAAAACTGCTTTCATATTCTTTTTGTGAGCAGACTTTACCGAGGAAATAATTTCCT